TCGTACAGGTTGTCCTCGATAGCCTCTTCGGTCAGCGAGAATCCCAGTGCAATCGTCTCGTGGGTGTAGCGAGCCGTCCATGCCTCTTGCGCATTGTCGTAAGCAATTGCGCTACCTTCGTTCTTTACTGGAGCAGCACTGAAGCCCGACAGCTTGGTCTCTTCCTCAAAAGAACGCTCGGAGGTTTCCGTTTCGTAAATCTCCTTGTGTTCCTCTCCATACCGAGCATACTCCAGGCCAAACAAGGCATTCAGGCCAGGGAGCAACTCTTTCAGCAGTTGTGCGCGTGAAATAGCCATGACATAACTCCTTTAAGCGGTTGCTGTGGCAGCGTAATACTCATGCTGACCAAAGTTTAGTTTGACGAGCAACTCGGGATACTGGGTAAAGACAAGCGTTGCACTGGATGCAAACGCCGCCGAAGGCGCTTGATTCAGTACAAACGAAGTCGCACCAGCACTGGCTGCGGTAGCCACAAAAGACCCAGAGGGAATGTACTGACCGTTGGAAGCCAGCGAACCCACATCAGTGCCTACAGGAAGAGCAAAAGGAAGGGCGGAGCAGGTTACGGTAGTAGTACCTGAAGAAAACGTAGCTGTCCCCAGCGAAACCGCTGTTTCACCTACCAGACCCAGAACACGAATGGGTAGCGAATCCGTAGTAGCTGGAGTAGCTGTAGGCGCAAGCAAGGCATTACGGCTATTACCTGTAGAGGTAAGCCCCGTATTGTTGATACACGCCAAATTCTGCCCAATCATTGCCCGAGCACCGGAAGCTACGACAGTAGTTGCAGAGCACACTACAGCCTTGAACACCGTATCGGGATCGTCGCAAATGTACGCCAGCCCATCACCAGCCGTAGTTGATGCGGGCCAGTATTGAGAGAAGCGCGTCTGTTTAGTCGTTGGGTCAGTGTAGGTGCAGCCAAGAAAGATACCTACAAGAGTACCCACAGTTCCAGTTGAGACAGAAATACGCTCCAGATTACCACGGACAAGGGCGACAAAATCGCCGTAAAAGATGTCTGTGGAATAAGCGTAGTTAATGTTGTACATCCGGGTGGAACCAGCGAATACTTGCCCACCGATCAGGTTGATCGGCTTTAGCCCGTAAGGGGCATCGATCGTCGGATAAGCCATAATTAACTCCTAATCATTAAGTGCCGCGACCGAAGGTCACGGAGGTTTTGTGTTCCGAAAACAACGGCATACGAGCGTCGTTGTCGCGCATGAACCGATGGTTTACTGAACGGGCCTGCGCTTCAGCCTGTTCCTGGTAAAAAGCGTTACGTTGATCGACAAACTCTTTTGGAGTTTTACAGAGCATCAAACCGCCGACGACCACGTTGTCCTTGAACCGATCTTCTTCGGAGTCCAGGTACTGGGATATTTCTGGGTGGTCTGAGGCGCGTACAGGCTCCCAACCCTCCCGGATCTTTCCAGCGATATTGCGTGGGTCGCTCTTACCAAGCGTGCTTACACGAATCCAGCGGTAAACATAACCCGGATCAGGCGTCGGATCTGGCAGTAGCGTGGGTGGCACCCAGCTACGGGGACGCTCAGTTTTAGCGCGGGTTTCCTGCTCTCGATTAATCCGATTCTCAGCCATTTACCATCCCCTCTGCAACTTTGCGAGCATAAAGCTCCAAGGGTACACCAAGTTTCTTGGCAAGTGCAACCTGCGTCTGCGTCAGCGTGATCTTCTTGGGTGCAACACTGCGCGATGCGGGAGCTACAACAGAACTTGCTTTCTTGGCGGGAGCCTCAAAATTCTCGGGAAATTTTTCACGAATGCGGGAATTGATCCGGTCATAATACTCCTCAGACGTAGGATCGACCCCGTTCTTGACCAATTTCTCGTGCAGACCCAGAGCAAAGCTGGTCATCTCTTCGTCCTGCCCAAACCACCGATTCTGGTTTCGCCACGCAAGTGCCTTGGGATCAGGAGAACGCTCTGGAGCGGGTTGTGGTTGGGACTGTACAGGAGATGGAGGAGGTTGTAAAGGGGGTGGTTGAAGCTGGGGTGGTTGAAGCTGGGGTGGTTGGAAGTTCTCGACCTTATCCAAGCGAATCTTGGCTTGCGTCAGTACTTCCTGCGCAGCGACAAGCTGGTCCGCATCCCCCGCCTCGTACGCAGCTTTATATCTACGCTTGGCGTCTTCCAGAGAGAGGGCAGCATTCTGTTTAGCAGTATCGACAAGCAGTTTAGTGTGCCCGCCCAGGTTATCTTGCAGGCGTTTATTCTCGTCAAAGAGCCTACGGGCAAAGTTAAGTGCCTCTTCACGCTCGCGTAGCGCAGCTTCTTTAGCCCTACGTTCATCGTGGTATCCATGCGACAGTTTCTTAATACGCCTCTGTACGCCTTCGTCGTACTTCGCAAGTTCTTCGTCGGTCGGCTCGTTGACAGGCTCAGCAAGGGGCTTGCGACCCTTGTCTTCATCTGGCGTGTCATCGACGACTTCAAACTCAATCTTGTCCTCTGCTTCTTTCGATGCGGGTTGTTCTTTCTCGTCAGGAAACTTGTATTCGACCTTATCCATAGTTCACCTCATGCACGTTGGATGCCGCGTGGATCTTCCACTACAGCTTCAACGGAATCGTCGTTGATAATACGGAACTCACGGTCGTGAATCCGCAGCCTTGTCCCGGTATTTGCTCGGGTAATAACAAAATCGCCTGCCTTGCACCACGGTCCCGTGGGAAACCGACCCGGATCTGAGTACGCCATATCGCCAAGGGAAACAACAAAGAGCACGTTACTAAGCAGTTCTTCGTACTGTACCGTTTTCTCAGCCTTAAGAATACCGCTGTCAAACTTGCTCTCGATGGTAGGGAGCGTACAAAGTATCTTATACCCTTTGACGGCGGGCAACTGCTTCGCTGCCTCAGTCATCTTCAAACTCCTCATAGCGTTGCACAAGGTCTTGTATTTCCATCTTTGCACGGCGCAGACCCTGGATAACGCCACACAAGTTCCGATATTCAGCAAAGTCCTTGCAACCGCCATCGGTGACAGCGGTAGCTACTTCTTTCTCACGCTCGGACAACTTGTTGAACAAGTGGTCGAGCATCTGACGGGCGGCGGTCATGATGTCCTGCCTTTCATGGAAGCCTTAAGAAGATCGGCCTGGATCTTCTTGTCAGTCTGCTGATTCTGGTTCTGCAACCGAATCCCTTCTTTCTGCGCATCCACAGCGATCCGCTGCTGCTCATTCTGTAGCCGTCCCTGAGCCAGCGCAACGTCAGCGCGGTCCTTCTCCATCTTGCGCTGCTGCTCCATCTGCTTGATCTGAAGCTCTTGTTGCTGAAGCTGCACCAACGGATCTTGCGCGATCTGCTGCGCCTGTTGCTGCGCAGCCTGCGCTTGATGAACCTGAAGCACTTGTTGCGCAGCCTCTGCCACATACTTAGCCATCGCAAACTCTTCAGCCTCAGACAGCCGTTGGTCTGGCCTGGGCAGCGGAGCGCCGACACGCTGCTCGATCTCTTGCCTGTAGCGGAAGCCAAGGTGCTCAGCAACGTGCGCCATCATCGCAGCCTGCATCTGCTGCGCCATTGGGTTCTGCCCTATGATCTGCATAATGCTCGGATCTTGCAGGAAAGTCATATGCGCCGTGATGTGCGCTTGGTGATCCTGATATATAAAGGCTTTCAGCGGCGTGCCTTTGAGCACGTCCATGTTTTCAGTAATCGGATCACGTGGGGTCTGATCGTCAGGTAGTGGTACAAGTTTGTCGGCGTTGGAGATACCAAGCACGTCCAGCATCTGCCTGTGAAGCCGTGGAAGATCGTAAAGCTGAGGCGCTCCCTGAGCTAGCTGCAAGGCAGCTTGGTACTGCACCACACGCTGCGCCATCGTCGAGGCGTTGGGGTCAGACACCGGGATGACCTCGATAAGGTCGTAGTCCTCCTGCTTGACCTGCGGCGTGCCGTCCTGGGGAATATAACTGTAGTCCGGGCCTGTGTAGTCCCGGATGATGTCCTTCAGCAACCGGAACTCTTCTTTCATCGCCGCATGGATGCGAGCCTGTACAGCACCCATCGTCTTTAGCTGCCGCTCTAGAAGTGCCAGGGTGGTACCCACCGGGGCTTGACTCGACATGTCGCTAACCTTCATGTCAGCCATACCACTAAGCCGTCGAGCCTCTTCGGTGATCTGATTGAGGAGTGCTAGCAGGACTTGACTAGGCTCCTTGTACGGTAGCGGGAGGATGTTGTCCCTGATAGACCCCGAGGGCACGTCCACATCACGGAACTCACCGGGAGCTATGGGTGTGTCATCGCCTTTGATCCGCAAACCACGAGACTTCAATCCACCGGGGAGGTTACTCAGTGAGCCAGCGTCCACAAGCTGACGGATGAGCAGCGTGCCTGCCTGCGCGTAGCCACCGATGATGTGGATCAGTCCAAAACCATAGGCCCCAAAGCCTGGGATATACATATAGTGTACGAAGTGCTGCCGAGCAACCTTACGCGGGTCGTCTTCCCGGTAGTTGCGGCGTATGGCAAGAACCTTGCTGGTTCCCTTGTCGATAGTAATGACATACGGCAGCGGGAGATCTTCTTCGTACCCTGGCAGGTCATACTCTATATGTACTTCGTAAATCTGATACCGCTCATCTTTGACCTGCTCCACGCCTTCCTTCTGCGCTTTGGCTTTCTCTATATCTGTCTGATTGGCAAGAGGGTCGCCAAGGTCGATGTCACGGTAGAACCCGCTGACTTGCAGCTTGCGCAGATCATTCTTGGTCTTGCGCATCATGTGCGTGAGACGGTCTGCACGACGAATGTTGGTCACGCCATAGGGAAGGATGACATCTTCGGCAGGCACATAAAATGAGACCTGCCGTTCAAGGGACGGGTCGTAGTAGACTTTCTTGAACGCCGAGCCTGCGAGGGCCACACCCCAGAGGGCACGTTCATGCTCAGAGCGGTACTCAGGCATCTTGTCTGTTAGCTGATAGTTCATATCAGCCTGCACGCGCTTGGCAGCTTCTTCGATCTTCGGGTTCCACGCACCGATAATATTGGTCTTGACCGGACCTTGCGCCGGGAAAGTCTCCATGATGGACTCGCTCTGGAAGCGAATAGCGGACTCTGTCAGCAGGGTGGAGAACACGCCGCAGGCACCGTCCCAGGGTTCAGTTACTTCGTCATACTTAAGACCCAGGACATCCAGCCCTTTGACATAAGTATCTGCCCAGTCTTTACGGGAGGTAACGTCCGCTTCGACTAGCTCCATGATGTCACTGGAGATCTTCTGGAGATCGGAGTCGTTGATGAACTCAGCGAGATTGGAATCAAACTCTTCGCCCTCCTCGCGCTCATCTGGCATGAGGTCGATCTCAACGCCGCCGATACCGACAGTCACCCCCTCGGGGTTCTCGATTTCAATCTCGATGGGAGTTTCTTCTGCGGCAAGGTCTTCAATACTTTGTGGCACCATCATGCGTTCCATGCATCACCTCACAAATAGTAGCCGCGCCTGGACTGGCGATGACCACGGAAGTATAGACTTTCTTCAGGTTCATCAGAAGGCAAACGGATAAAGCCCCCTTGCCGGAAGCGCGCCAATGCCAGCGTTGTGGAATCCACATAGTCGTCATGCTCCCCTGCAGGGAACGAAGCGATCTCATCCATAAGTTCTTCTGCCCAGCGCGTGTTAGGCACCCACACCCGTCCTGAAGCTATAAGGTCAGACACGGCGTTTAAGCGTGTAATCTTGTCGTTACCCCTGGAAGGTGTAAATTCTGCCACAGGCACGCCCATACGTCGCAGTTCCTGGTAGAGAGAAATACCTGACGCTTTCTTTTCAACCACAAGAAAGTCAGGAGACCACCACTTGTACTCCTCAAGAACTTTCTTTTTAAGTTCATGGAACTCAAGTCTTGTTTTAATAGCATTAAGAAGAATAATATTGGCGTCACCTTCTTCAGTAGTCCACACACCCCACGTTGTACACGCCGAATAATCGGCCCTATTGTTGGTTTCAAAGGCCGTATCCCACGACTGAATGATAAAATCGCACTTGGGAGGGTCATCTTTCTCCCAAAGTTTCCACCATTCACGCTTAACGATTGCACCTTCTTCAGAAATGGGGTTTTGTTGGTACTGAGCCTGCCATTTTGAGTTGGGAAGCTCCTCACGAAGGGCAGAAAGCTCTTCTACAGACCAAAATTCGGGCCATAATGACGCTCCAGAGGGCAAAATAGCAGGAAATTCGATCATTTCCCACTCGTCCCCACCCCTTTGGGCAGTGGCGCGTAAAACTTGACCCGTTAAATCACGTAAAGACCAGCGGGTCATCACAATAACGATAGATCCTCCGGGTTGCAAGCGCTGCCGAGGGCCGGATGTGTACCATTCATAGACTTTATCGTAGATTTCTGGCGATGTTGCAGCCAAAGCAGCCTCTTGTTCAGAGTGCGGGTCGTCAATAATCAAGAGATCCGCACCTTTACCTGTCACTGCACCACCTACGCCTATGGCAAAATACTCGCCACCCTTGTTGGTGTTCCACCTTCCAGCTGCTTTTGAGTCGGCTTGCAGGCAGACTCCTGGGAATACTTCAGAATATATACTGGAATCAACAATATTACGCACTTTTCGTCCAAAACCTACGGCTAATTCGGCGGTATGCGACGTTTGAATAATCTTTTTATCTGGAAACTTACCCAAAAACCACGCAGGAAGAAGATAAGAAGCAAACTCAGACTTGGTATGGCGAGGCGGCATATTAATAATTAGGCGTTTTGTCATTCCACACGCTACACGTTCAAAAGCTTTAGCCATCCGTTTATGGTGAGCACCCTCAATAAACCCGCTCCAAACTTTTTTTACAAACGCTAGAAAATCTGTGCTTGATATTTCCTTGTCTTTAAGTTTTTCATGGCGCACGAGATCCTTTAAAATACTTCTAAGCTCATGATCTGGCAGCGAAGGAAGCGCTTTAAGAAACGATTTAAGTTTCTGTTGAGTCACGTCCTTGTGGGTTTCTTGGTATATCACCGTTTAAGCCTCCCAACTCGTCATAAACACTAACGGCTTCTACTTCAACTATATCAGAACCTAACAGTTTAGATATTTTATCCGCTATAGCAACGCGTAAATCATCAGCGCTCTTATGCACAATAGATATTTCAGATTTTTCAGTAAACACACCAACATCTGACATTTTACCAAGAAGCTCCAAAGCACGAAGCTCGTACTTCGTGCAGCCGCAGTTGGACACTTCAAGGAGGCGGTTGGTTATGTATGTGCGCAATTGAACTGCGTCATTAACTATCTGTTTGTCATACATACTTAACAAGGCAGACAGTTTTATTGCTACGTTTCCCTGATACAACTCAGGAGGGTTAGCATCTTCTGTTTTCTTAGTATCAAACTCTTGAAAAAGCTTTCGTGCGGCTTCTTCATCTTCTTGAGTCATCTCAAAGGGCATATACCCCAACTCAAGTACCACGGCTGCTGTGTCTGCCATAGCTCTCACATTCTTTTTTAGTGACGGGGATACTTCATCTGCAAACGTAGATGGCACGGGGTGGGAGAGATCTGGTGTTATTTGTATAGCCACTGGGACTCCAAAGGGGGGGTGTGCCTCTGTGCGAATGATACACACATACCAAGAAAAATCAATAGGGGGGTGGGGGGTACTAAAAAAGTGTAGTTGGCTGTGCAAAACAGTGTGCATACGGTGCGGTAGCTTGTCTCGGTCTGCCTGGGGGGGTGGGGATGGGTAGGTGTGCGGTGCAGGCAAAAAGAAACCCGGCCGGAGCCGGGTTGAAGTGAAGCGAGGCGCTGTTATCGCTTGGCCTCGGTCAAGGCCTCATGCATCTTGTCGCGCAAACGCATGAGAGAGACACAGGTCCTATGCGCAGTCAGTACAAAGTGAACCCGAACATCCGGCCGGAGCCGATCATCGGAGACTACGTTATACATGGCGCTTGTAATGCCTACTATCGTTTTATCCATGCCGTTTACAGCGGCGCGGTCGTCATTCATGCTTCTTCTCCTTCATCAGGCCTCGCGGCCTCTAGGGTTTCAAGTACGGCCTCGAGGGCCTCTATGTCAACAACGACTTTGAGGGCATCGCGGATGCCCTCCTTTAGGGCCGATACCCTCTCCTTTAGGGCCGATACCCTCTCCTTCTCCATTATGGCGGACGCCTTCTTCAATTCGATCAACTTCTTCTCGGCTACCGTATCGGACGGCCGCTTGGCGAGGCGCTGGTACTGCGCCTCGATAGCCGATGGCAAGTCGACCGATTTATACTTCTCCACCAGCGCGGCCTTCGCGGCCTCGCGCTGGACTGCCTTCTTCTCGGCCGCTGGACTAGCGGCCTTTGGCCTTTCCAGGCCGAAGAGCTCATTAAGATAGCGTGCAAATCTTTCGAAGGCCTTATCCCCGGCGTTGACCGTAGATTTAGCCTTGACGGAATGGTATCCGTCAATCCACACTGCACGCATAGCGTGCCACTGAACGTATGACGGACTAGTACCAAGGGCACGCGCATAGGCCTCGGCGGCCTCGGCGCGGGTAACTGCTATGGTCGCGTCTGCGACCCCGGCCTTGAAGGCCGCGCTTCGATGATCAGCGCTTAGCGCGCTGATCGGCTCCGATACATCCATCGTATCCCTCCGACAAGTTGACTGCCAGTCAGGATTGACTGACAAGGCAATTGAAACACAGAGGGAAATCGAATGTTATCAGAAAAAGTACAAGTCAGGGGAAGGAACGGTCATGTCAACGGGGTAGCCTAAAAGGCCCCGATTCTAGTCGGGGCCTTGGTTTACTTGAGCAGTGAGA